GTGACTGACATCCCTCCAGAATCGAGGTGATCCGATTATTGAGCAGCAGAGCACCACCTGCATAGGGGCTAGAGGAAGGGTCACATACTCTACTTCCCTATATGGCTGAAGCTCACCCCTAGTAGTCCGTAATGATCGCAAAACCTCCATGGCCGAGGTCTCATCCCGACAGATTGTATGGTCTAATTCGAGGGCGGAGTAGATTGACGTCAGGTGGTGGACCCGTACCATCTCATCAGGGATCTGGCTGATAGCTCTGGTCACACGTGCCACTCGTTTAACAGCCAGATAATTGACCTGTGTCCTGTTCGCTTGTACCATCATCCAAGTCAGCAGATTCGCAGAGAGAGTTCGGGACACGGAGGTAGACCCCCGAGAATAGACAACAAGAAGGACCGGGTCAGCCTCCACCAGCTCTAAGCACCTACGAACCACCATATATCTCCACAATGTGATCAACGAAGCTCGGTTATTGTGTGAGATCCCCACGTTCCATACCCCTCCCTCTATCATCACAATCGTGCCTAGAAGCCTAGGTAGTAATCTCCTGGCTGCGGAATGTAGCAGGTCCTTTCTGTTTCTGAGACGAGTCTGTCGATCAGCACTCCCTACCAGGGCACGAGAAGATATGTAAGCGACTAATGCACGAGCTGCTCCTGTGAGTAGCTCCGGAGCTAAGAGATATGACACCTCAGGGATATCCACAATGGTTCTCACAGAGATCTGGGCTGAGACTACGTGACCCCTACTCACCAATTCTCCTGACCGCGTTAACTCTGCTAAACACAATTCAGCTAGTGCGTCCTCTACAGTCGACTTAACTACTATGCCTGGGATGCGGAAGGTAGACAGAACCGCGGTATCAATAGCACGAGCAGAGAGCTTGACCTCAGTTGCACAGGAGTAGTAACTCGGATCCTCTGGGAAGTCAAAGGGCGGGTACTCAACATCCGCATCTACTACCTGATCCCCCACCTCCTCTAGATTATCAGTGTCCACAACAAGGATGATCCCGTAAGGTGGGGAGATGACGACATCGTTGAATATCCAGGTCACAAACGCTCCCTCGGTCAAGAAGATCTCTTGGAAAGATACAGGTCGATCTACCGTCCCTAGCAGTCGTGATAGGTTCGAAGAGATAGTCAGGTGACTTGCCCAGTTGATAGCTATGTTCAAGAAAGTTCCACTAGACTCATCAAGAGAGGTATACCTGTGCCCATGTGTTCCTCCTATCTTATGTTCAACCAACTTCTGTAGCAGGTCTAGATCTAGAGTAGTCTTACTCTGAGCCAAACGCAGGAGATACTTATGGGCTGCAGACCCTGGCACCGTAATCATCTCGGCTATTGATAGGAGTTTCAAGACATCACGAAGAGGAGGAGAGGAGTCTACAGGTTTAGTCCAGCTGTAGACCGACTTGACCTTAGTTTCCGACCCAAGATACGGTGGAACAGCTCCCCGGGTACGTTTTGCTGTCGCAGGGGAAGATGACATTGCCAGACACGAGACCATGGAAAGAGCTGCTGAGTTATCAAGGAAAACTATCGGGCAGTTGCATGGTACGGCGTGGTAGGCACCCAGTAAGATAGGGGAGACGTTGGAGATCCCTTCTAGCTTCCCTAAACCCCACCTGTTCCTCATACGAACAGGTAAGGTCATCATCGATTCTCGTGAGATAGGTACTGAGGGAGCCTTCCAAATAAGGTGAATCCGGAACAGAACGGACTCGATCCATCTGCAGTCAGCTTGAGAGGAGACGGAGGAGATGTTGATGTTAGCTTGTCGAGCCGAGCTTAAGATGGTTCTTGAATTTGTGAATCTCTTGGAGAACGTATCTGATACCCCAGCTGGAGATGCTTTATAGATGTCATGGAGAATCTTGGGGTAGATGGGTTTGAACCTCATCAGGTCGGAGAATAGCTGTGCTCTCTTGTCCTTATCTGAGCCGCTCAGCATGCCGAGGAGTGAGACATTGGTTGTCATGTCTACCAGGTTGTCCCTGACTGCTCCTGCAACTGCAAGGGAAGCAGTCGGCCGTGTTGCTAAGGGGGCGGCGAATGGATCTAGCACCAGTCCTGCATACTCTGGGTCAGGCTGGTAAAGCCAATCTTTCTCCAAAAGGGACAGGTATCGGCCACACACCGGATCAGATCTCAGTAGGTGGAGGTGAGCAGTTGAAGAGGAGAGAGGGTCAGTGTGGCCTCTGTATAAGAACTCAGGGATGGTCGGTACTGGTAATCCCCCGAGGTTGGAGGGAATAGCCATGAGTGCGAAAACAAGGTCACCAAGCTCCTCATCCAGCCCTAACTGTGCAATCTGCTCTGCTATACCTTTACCGTGGATTAGTGAGTG